TGCATCCAGCGCCAGCTGGTTGCCGACAGCCTCTCGCGCACCACCACGCGAATCATCGCCTCTCGCGGAACCTCGAATGATTTACCGGCCTTCAATGCAGTTGAGTGGGCAGTCCGCCTGTCCCCGCCGCATAAGACTCCTTAAATCCCGCGCATCGCGACTCCCCGCCCCGCCGCGCTGCTCTTCGCTTCGCCTCGCCTCGCTTCGCCCCGCTTCGCTGCACTTCGCTACTCCTCGCGCCGCAACGCAACGCTTTAGGCCGCCCCCAAATAGGACTCCCCGCATCGCCGCCCCGCTCCTCGGCGCCCCGCCCCGCATCGCAACACGGCGCTTCGCCCCGCCACGCCACGCTACGCCTCGCTACGCAACGCAACGCCTTACGCCGCCTTCTTCCCGCCGTGGTGCTGGCCACCGGAAACCAGCTTAGCAAAGGCTTCGGGATCTTTCTGCTCCAACTTCGCCAGCATAGCGGCCTTCTGTTCTTGCATTTCCTTGTATCGCGCAAGTAATACATCTTTGTGATTAAATGGTAATTGCTCGATCGCACTGTCTCCACCAAGGAACCCGCCCTTTATTCCAAAGGCGATCAGGTTCTGATGGTCATCGTGATAGATCGGTGAGGTCGAATGGCTGTCAACGGAGACCCGACGGTCTGGCGGAAGCTGCGACAGATAGAATTCGGAATCCTCGCTCTCATCGGTCCAAAATACCTTGGCTTCTTTCGCTTGTAGGTAGGCCAGCGTGGAGTCGGCCGCGGTCGCGATCTGACGCTCGATCAAGAGCGAGCGGTCGCGCAATCGCGGGCTCGCGGTGCGCATCAGAGTGTCGGCATGGACGCCGGCCCGCACACCGGGCTCACCCGAGCCGGAGAGGATATTGCTGAACCCCGACACCCGCTCCATCAGTTGCAGGATCAGCTCGACGAATTTGAGTGCATCGGCCGGGAATTGCGGGGTGAGGTCGTTGACCTTGGCCCCTTGCGGCATCGTCATCATGCCGGTGGTGCGCAATTGCGCATAGAATTCCTGGATGTCGCCCTCATAGCCTTCAAGGGCAAGGATCTTGTCGAAGATGTTTTTGATGATGCGCTTGACGTTGTCGAGCGTGCCGGAGAGACACTCCTGAAGCATCATCAGGTCGACGATCTCGGATCTCCCCCAGAAATAATTGGCGACGACGTTTGCTTGAATCAGTGTGTACGGCAGCGCTCCGGGGCACCACAGGTTCGTCTTCTTTGTGACAACCTTCCCGTCATTATAGGGCGCGACCATGACATCGGGATCGATGACCTGAATCGCCGTGTAGTCTTCACGCTCGTCATCCATTACCCATAATTGATGCATCGGGTATAGATCGGCTCCGACCTGCGGGCCCAATGTTCCCTGGTTCGGGCTGTTGGCGAGCTGCACGATCCCGCCGGGGATGGGCCGGGTGGCGTTCGCCAAGGTCGTGTCGAGGATGGCGGTCGAGAGCACCTGGTGCATAAACGAGGACGGCGTGCCGGTTCCCTGCTCGGCAGAGGACGAGGCAAGGATCTTGCGATAGAGTTTTTCTGCTTGCGGCAGGCCGCGCACCCGGCGCCAGACTTCTGCCTTGGTGAGCATGACGGTCTCGACGACCGCTTCCTGCTTGGAAAGGGAATTTTCCCCTTCGTTGTAGACCCCGAATTGCCACGGCATAACAAGGCCGGCGCCGATGTCGATGGTGCGAAGAGGATCGCCCGTCTCGCCTGTCGTTTCAGTGACCTCGCCGCTCTGCTTCAAGATGCAAGCACCGTAGGTCAGCGATTCCTTGACCCCCAGACCGCAAGTGATGTCGATGTTCTTGGCTTCCCATTCCTCCGACAGCACTTGACTGACATGATCAAAGCGCTTGAGCCATTCCTTTGACTTAAAGGTCTGCGAATTGATCGAGAAGCGCAGCTCGGTAGGGCTGTAGAGATGCGAGGCCAAGCGGTCGAGGAAGCCGTAAAGCTGGTTGGCGAGCGCCATGCCGCCGGACGGCTGGCCGGTTTCCAGCCACTGAGCATAGGAGCGGTAGGCCGCGGCACGAGCACCCTGGCTGACCCGGCAGGTCTGAATGATGTCCAGAGCTTGCGCGGCAAGATCGCGGGGTTTCTTCTCTAGCCTCACGGCGGCATAGAGCTATCTCCAACCTTTCCAAAAAACCTCGCCGCTTTCCCGCGAGCCGCGTCAGCTGTGTACTCGGACGAGGTCAGCTCGTGCCAACGTTGGCTATACCACGCCAGAGCCTCGATCAATTCCTCGCGAGAGAGTTCGGCTATGGCCCTGCCCTTCCACGCAACAATTCCCATCACCCCCTCCCCTGCTCGCCGCGCGCTTGCACGGAACGCACGACCTGGTTGTGAACTTCCTGAATTCGCCCAATCGCCTTCGCTCCAGCATAGGGGAAAGGGCCGGTGTGGGCCATCGCAGCATAGCCTTGCGCCGTCGCGGCCCCTTGGATGCCAACCGGAGCTGCCGGGTTTTGCTGCATAAAGCGCTGCACCGGGTTGGGTGGCGGCGTCACCGCGGCGATCTCGCCTTCCTTCAAATTGTCCTTCAAATTGGTGATGTGGAGATTGTTGTAGTCGGCTCGATCCCCCCCGCCGATCTCATGGGCTTGGTCGGCACGCTCGATCGAGCCCTTCTCCATATCGCGGAACACCTTGTCCGGAACGGTATTCCCGAGCTTCGCGATGAGCGGAGCCTTGGGAACGAAGTCCGGCGGAGCATCTTCTCCGACATAAGCCGAGCACAGCGGGCAAAAGAGCGGTTCGGGCTCGCCGAGCAGCCAGCGGAACTTTCCGCCGCATTCCCCGCATTGATACCGGCAGGTGTGAGGCTTGCTCATTGAAAAACCACGCGGCCAGACGTGATCCTGAAAGCCGAGCACGGGCACGGGACGTCCTCTATATCGTGGCCCCTAACCCACAATCTCCTAGCCAGCTTCGCCACCGCTTTCGGCTCAAACACGCGCTTCATCAGGAGATATTTTTGGTCACAGCTAAGGGTCATATACTCAGCGCTATTTTCACGCGCCCAGGCTTCCGCCACGCGGGCGGAGAGGCGGAATATCGCTGACTCGCATCGGCTCTTCGAGAAAGTTGCCATCACCACCCTCGTTGCGCCCGAAGCATTGCTGCGTTCGCCATCATACGAGAAGTCGACTTGGTCTTGAAGAAGCTCTCCAGATGGTACTGGTTGAAGAGGGCCACCTGATCGGTCATCGATAGAGCGCTCGCGGCAATGGCGGCCTTGCGCGTGGCGTTTCGCCCTATGAGTCCGCGCCGTAGCTTCTCCTCGTACCCTCTCACTGCCATCGCGCAGGTATAGGTGCGGTCGTCCCTGCCGTGCCCCTCAGCCTCGATAGAATCACCGTCTCGGGTGATGTCGCGCATCTCGGTGATCAGCTCGTGCGAGCGAAGAATGATCGCGTCCTGATGGAGATAGTCGCGCAACCGCTCCATCGCCGCGACCTTCAGTTGGCTGTTGGTCTTCCAATGGTAATTATGCCCGGTTGCGCTCATCGCATCCGACCGCCCGTAGATATATTGCCGGGCGTTCTGGAAGATGTTGGCGATGCCCTTCTCCCTCGCCGCTAGACGAAGATAGCCGTTCTGTACCACCGCGCGGGTCAATCCGACCTCGCGCCACACCGCCTCGCCGGGGCCGTTGACCTCGATGATGACGAGAACCCCCTGCCCCGCTTGAGCGCCATACCATCCCACGAGCGTCCAGATCAGCCACGCAAGCTGATGCGGGAGAATCGATCCCGAGCGATACTCGGCAACCTGCTCGAGACAATCGGCGTAACAGTCGAACACCTCGACCGCCGAGGTGTCGTTCTTTTCCGAATGACCAAAGGCCGGATCGGCGGCCACTACATAGACGTGGTTGGGCTTGGGCTCTTCCCACACCCGCAATTCCGATTCGCGCCATGTGCGGGCCTTGTCGATATGACACGAAACAAAGTCTACGGCAGGAGTGAATTTGTAGGCTTTGAAGCTCTTCGACGCGTGCGCGTTGAGGGTCTGATTCAGCCGATCGTTTGAGAAAAACGTTGAGCCGGTGAGGATAAAGGCTTCTGCCGCGGTCCACGGCTGGTCCTGTTGAAGGAGCCCATCCTGCGGATCGGGGGCTCCCGTATCGCCCTTGGAGGACGGATCGGAGAACCACCGGTACCACGCCAGTTGCTCTTGAGTGATCTGGTAG